ATTCGCTCGGTATTGTATTTACATTTTCTGCATCGGACATTTCCTGCCGCATCCCCTTCGAATTGAGCCATCCATGTATAGGCTTCACAATAGCTGCACCAGTAGCCATACCAACCTACTTCACGCGATGGGTTCTCCATAACCAGCCTCTCGCAACAGAACCACTAGGTCTTGTAGCGTTAGCATAGCAACCCAACTAGATATAGAAGCTTCGCCTTGCCCGTTGAGGCGCATCACGGCAATGGGTAAATCCTTGCCATTAGATCGCTCGGACAACTGGTCTATGGTTTCTTTTGGGTTGAATCGAGCCCTCGCCTTGATTTCCCAATCAATTCCAATAGTGCCAGTAATGTCCGACCCTGAGCGACCAGCCCCAACGGGTTCAGCGAACGGGAATCCATGCTCACGCAAATAGGCTGCAAGTATTCGCTGTGTGGCATAGCCCCTATGTTTCCTTGATTGACTCATCGCATATTCTTGCAAGCACAATCAGGGCAAGTCCAGATGTAGTGGATCACGCCAGCTTCTTCACTATGCTGCGCAACCAAATATTTAGATTCTGCTCGGTATGGGTAATTGCAAAGGTCGCAAATGTCGAGAAACTCCCCTTCTACCCCAAAATATACTGTTGGTTGGTTATTGCGCGAAAGGCTAACCCATCCCATTAGCCCACCTTCTGCCATTTTGTGTCGCATAATTGGACATTATCAGGGCAGAAATAACCCGCCCAAGGTTTGCCAGTCTTTTTCGACACGCCAGTCTTGTACACCATGACCCCATGCGCGCACTTGTAGCTGGTTGAGTTTTCAATGGGTTGAGCTGCTAGTGCATCGCCAAGGATTTCCATGCCTTTAGCCCATGGGTCATCCTCTTGCACTGGCTTAGGTGCTGTTTGCTTAGATCGTGCGGAAGCCACTTCATCCTGCGAAGCTCGTTTTCCAACTTTTGATAGTCCAAGGTTAGCCAACGCTCTGCCGATAGCAGAAGTTTCAGCAAGCTCCGGCGCATTGGTCGGGGCAAACTTATTGGCTCCCTCATATTCCGTAGCCCAACCAGTAACCACAATGCCTTCATCACGATTAGTCTTAACCGATGCTTTGCATACCCATTCCAAGCGATTATCAGCTCTTGTTTCGCTAAACAAATCAGTCTGTATTGATCCAGCAGGATACATTTCCCAAAACTTGTGAATGCGCTCATCCACTGTTTCATAGTTCTCCAAATCAAACTTGCTCATCATGCCCCTTCTTTCATCCAGTATGCAGGTGCTAGATACTCGGTCTTTATCTCTGGGTACTCGAACACCTTGCTCAAGCGTACTCCCAATATGGCCAGCTGCTCGAACATCCGGCGTAGTTCCTTGTGGTTCCACTTCTTTGCCATGATCAGGGCTCGCTCCTGTTCGGTGTAGCCCCCAAAAGTGCCATGGCGTTCATACTTAAAACCATACTCAGCGCAAGCTTCCTGAATAGGGCAGTCAAAGCAGATTCGGCGGATGACCCTCAGTGATAGCCCCTCGGACTGCAAATCACTCTCGGTCATGTAGAAATAATCAGTGTTAATGCCGCGGCAATTGGCCTTGCTATCTTCTAGCCGCTTAATCATGGAGCTTGCCTGTTTCGTAGCCTTGGCGGTATCCATCGTCATGCCCAAGTGTGTAGCCAATGAGCATTCCCAAAAAAGCGAATACCAACAGTGAAATGCCTATCCATACTATTGTTGATGTTGCCATGGTGACCCCCTTCAGGTCTTGGTTATCACCAGTATGGGGATTGGGCTTGTGGATGTCAAGGGTTTAGCTAAAGTTTTTTCCAGCCCATGTAAATGATCCATCTGGCCTCATGGGTACGGCATACGGGGTGATGTGCTTTCCGGTGACTTCCAGTATCCCAAAACCTAATTGCCAGTTTGCAGCCCCTCTAGGCCTCAAATAGGCCGCTTTACCCATGTCCATGAGGTGACCTACCTCAAGGGCAAATCGGCTCTCTAATCGCCCGTTAAAGCCCTTAGAAGCCCACACTAGCCCCTGCCTATGAGTGTGCCCACATACGATAGATTTGCCAGTAGCTTCCATGAGTTTATATCCAGTCATTCCGGACACTTGCGATATTGACCCCTCATCCCCATGGGCAAGCAAAACATTGGGGGCAATCTCAGCCATCTTTTCATGCCATGTAATGCCAAGCTCTTTCAAGCCCACTAGGTCTTGGTAGCGGATACCCCTCAGTGCTGCGATGGCGGGAGCTTTGCGCTCGATATATCGCTCAAGTCTGTCGGTGTGATTGGATCGCACCAAGTGGAATGGTTTATCTGTTCCGAGTGCGTTTCTAAAAGCCGCCAAAACACTTCTAGTGGAGTCAAGGTCAGATTGGATGGCTGGACTGTACTCGCCTCGGTATCCATCCTCCCATCGGCTGACCATGGGTAGGTCGGCTTCATCTCCGACACACGCAAGAGCATCTGGTTTAACACGCTTAACAAATCCAATGAGTGCCCCTACTGCAGCCGGATGATGGTAAGGAATCTGCAGGTCAGATATTACAACAATCCGCTTAGTAGTCGGTATCGTCATCCTCGGTCAATTCGTCAGGGATTTCTTCCCATAAATCATCATCGTCATCTTCGTCTTGGGGTTCTTCTTCAATGACTGTGGTGCTAGGAAAAGTCCAATCCGGTATTTGGTTCAGCACAATGTCAAAAGCTTCAGCTCTGGTGAAACCTACGCGCTGATAGGTAATGAGCAGCCGGTACGCTTCAAGCGCGTTAGCAAGCATTGGCGATAAGGGCTCAGCCATAAGAATGAGGTCTGGGTTATCGTCATGTTCCATTTGAGCCCCTTTCGCGGATACTAGGATAGCGTCTTATTGAGAAGGATTTTGTAAATATCATCTACGCGCTTGGACAAATCGCTGACCTGATCCTTGAGGCTTGAGCCGCCATTGGGTCTGAGCTCGGCAAGGTAATGCTTTACAAGGAACTGGACAAGGGCAGCCATGCCACCTAGGGCACTGAAAGCCACTGTGATGACTGCAATCCAGTTGCTTAGGTTCATGCCTTGGGCTTCTTTCCGTTCGCACCAGATAGGCCAGCAGCCACGATTGCTGAAAGGATGGAGCGATAGTCGAGCTCAAAGTTAGTGGCTTGCCAGCAGACTAGGAAGCCGGTTATGCCCATCATGATTTGCTTGCTGTCGAGTTTCATATGGTCAGTTCCAATCGCTCAATGGTTTTCTTTACATTTGCTGGTGATTCCACAATCTCAAAGTGCATCTCATCTTTTCGATTGCGGTAAAGCCCACCCCATCTGAGCCGGTACTTGTCGCATAACTCTAATAACGCATCCACTTGCTTGGGCTGAAAAGTGTCTTTAGCCCCTAGTGGATGCTTGGTGGCGTTCAGGTCAATCGCTGTGCCGCTGGCATGGTTGCTCAACATATCTGTTGATCCACGCACTTGGCGGTAGGCATAACCCCAATCATCCAGTTGCTTGCCTTCCAGCTTCTCCACCAGCTCATTAAACTCAGCAGCAAAGTTAATAAGGATAGGCGCAACTTTCTCTGCCACTCTTAGCTTGAGCTTGGTATTAGGAACAAGGTAAGACTTGATGCCTATGGTTTTGGGGTCGGGTGATGCTGGCCATCCGTTCTGGCTGGTTGCCATCTACATCCCACTCCCAATCATCCATATTCGGCAACATCTCTTTTGTGCAATCGCCGGTTAGTAAAGTAATGCTGCAACTTCCTCTTCTTCAAGACCAAGGGCACGAAGCTTGTCTGCTGCGCTTTGTCGCTTGGCTACCTTGGCTGATTCTGCCGCCTCTTGCTCTGCTCGCTGTGCCTCGGCTGCTGCACGATCAGCTTCCAGTTGCGCAATTTCCTCATCACTTAGCGCTAGCGCTGTCTGCGTTCCAGTAGAGCAATCAACGATGAGCTTGGTGGGTTTCTCTGCCATATTTCTCCTTATGAGTTCTTAATGCCGTATAGGTCAAAGCGTGAGCCGGAAGCAAAATTCCATCCACCTGAACCAATATCAATTCTGCTAATTGCGCTAGAATTTCTGTATAAACCCGCTACTGCTTCCATTCCAGCACCTGTAGCATTATTCTCTCTCATAGCAATCATAGAAATAACTTTATTGTTGCTACCCGCATAATTAGAAAAATATAATTCATTGTTGCTAAAAGTGTTGGAAGTCGAACCACTTGGTACTGCTCCAAAGTCAGATTCT